AATCTTCATCAAATGCGGTGTTATCCTTTGACGGTAATTCAATAAACTCAATAGCCCCAGTTGGATTCTTGCTGGCATAGTCCGCTAGCAAGTGGGCGATTGCACTATCACCATGTCGTTTTAAGCCGTCAGCGCCTGTAGCTCTCTTCTGTGGAATACGTGCAACACCATTCACCAGTACAAAGGCACGGTGATCATCCATGATGTCTTTATCTTTGGGGATAGTGACAATATCACTATCTTCTAACGCTGCTTTAAAGTGCGGGGTATGTTCTCGATACCAACCTTCACTCAGATGGATCGCTTCAATTTTTTCTCCAAATGCCAATTGCATGGCTTCTGCTAAATATCCACCATTACCAGTTGCGTCATGTGCACCTTTACTGAAGTTTGGTAATGCCTTGGCAATCAGTTTAAATAATTGTTCCTGTTGCTTATAAGGCATATTGGAAAGTTCAAGCACAAAAGGGCAGTGCTTACGTGTGTCCTGATATTCAATCAAAGGCCAAAATACACAAAGGTCAGAACGACGGGCAAAGTCCAAACCATAAAAGCTTTTTACCTTTTTAGGTAATGCCTCAATTAATGGCTTGATCACATCATTGAATAACAACTCAATTTCATTATGACGTGCTTCTTCGGACCATTGTTCAAAGTTTTTAGGCGCAGACCAGCGAATGATCGGTACTTCTTTCTGACGCTGTTCTAGCAATGCCTGGCTTAACCAGCGACCACCACCTTTACTTGGAATAACATCCAACTCTTCATCGGCTGCATCACCATAAAAGCTATAAACATCATCTACCCAAGCTTGCTCTTCTAAGGGGTTATACTCGATACCTTTACGTAAACAAACGCGCTTGTATAGACCTTGCTCTACCGCTTCCTTAAAGGTAGTGCGATGGACTGTGCCTTTACGTTTACCTGCACGAATTTCCTTAATCAATTCATTAAATGGATTATCTTCGCCATCATGAGTACTAATGACACGGACAGATCCACCCCAAATTAAAAGGGCTAATGCCGCTTTTAATAATTCATCTAGGTTTTCGTGGAAGCCTGCCTCATCCAGAATAACAATACCCTGACGACCACGAAGGTTAGATGGTCGGCTGGTCAGCGCTTCAATTCGTTTACCTGAGTTTGGAAAGCGAATGATAAAGGTTTGGATATGCTTATCACCATCCTCCCAAACACCTTCCTCAATTTCCATTGCCGCGGCATTGAAAGCCTTAGCCCACATGGCACAAGCTTGAATAAATTCAACGGTCATGTCCTTGTTATAACCAAGGTAGTAGACGTTTTGTCCGCCCTCAGACATGGCCTGTAAAACAACATCTGCGGCTTCCGCCCAAGTCAATCCGATACGACGTGACTTTTCAGCCACCTTAAGTTGGCTTTTATCTGCAATCCAAGCCTGCTGATAGGGCAATAAAACAGCAGGGCTAGAACTATTAAAGTCAGGCGTTAGAATCGGAGAAACTGGAGCATTCATAATTATTGTGCAATTCCTAAAATTTCTTTACGGATAACGTCAGCTGCTTCTGACGAGAGGCCACCTTTTTTGACAATGCTGTCTACAGCTTGAGCTGCTTTTTCAACACGATCACGGACATCCAACATCCATTTTTTTTGACCAATGGATGCTTGAGCAATGGATGCAATGCCTTTACCACAGCTCGAAATTAATGCTAAACGCTTGGCAGGATCTACACCTTCAGTACCCGCTTCTTGCAAGTTAATTAATGTGTCAAACAATTGGGTTTGCATCAGTGACAATACTGCCTGAGTACGCATATCACTATCATCAGGCGCAGCTTCGGCAATCATAATTGCAGCTTGGGTAGAGGCTTGAACCGCAGCAAGCTTCTGTTCAAGCTTTTGCCCATAGCGGTGGACACTAGACTTACTGATGCTATAACCACGCTCCATCAAGATTTCGGCAATCTCGACATAGCCACAAAAGCCTTTATCTTTGAACCAGGTATCTAACCAAAACTTATCATCAGGATTTAACTGATCAATTGCAGAGGGCTTCGCCATGATTACCCCCAGTACTTCGCTGGGCGTGCAATTCCAGCAGGACAATCAACGGTATATTCCACCACATCAATGCCGTTAGAATTAAGGAGAGAATGCCAATGCCCATCAGGTTTACGGCTAATATCAACCAGTTCTTTATTTTCTAAATAGGCCAATTGAGCATGGAGTTCGTTGGCGGTAGCGTCTGGATAAATGGCTTGAACCACAGTCAAAACTAAAACGTCCATTGCACCCAATGGTCGGGCATTATTCAGTGCATTCAGTAACAACCAACGCATGTTTTCACGACGTGCTTTTACGAGATCTGTCATTGTTTATTCATTCCTTGGCGTATTTGAACGTTTTCAATTTTTGAAGCCAAAGCATCAAGCTTGGCTTCAATCACGGTTTGGCCGCGAATATAGTCTTCACGAGCAACATAGACATGTGGCAAATCAATCTGAAACTTATAAAATTTTCGTTCTAGATCACGAATGTCGTCATGGTTCTGTGCGGATTGCTTCGCAACATCTTCAAGTCGGTTCTGCATCACTTGAAAGTTATTATTGAGATTTGTTTCAATGCGCCCCCATAAAATTTTGATGGTTGCGATGACGGTACTGATCATCGCAATCAAAATCATGATCCATTGATATAAATCCATTTGAATAGCCACATATCACCCCTTAACCAACATAGGCTTGAAGGACTGAACGACCACTGTTCAGCATGCTAATTAAAGAATCGATAAACCAAGACACTGTGGTATGCCAACCTGACCAGATTTGCTTAATCTCAGCGTGAGTCTCTAAGTACTCTTTAATCATGAACTCCAGCACAGCTTCTTTTTTGGCAAGACCTTTGAGAACACCTTCATTCTCTACAGCTTGCATATATTTTGCGGTGGCTTGAAACATGTCATATACCGCTAACGAGGTGAGCTTAATATTGGTATATGTCTTTTGAGTGGCCGCAATCCCTGCTTCAACGGTTTCGTTGATATGCCCGTAATTTTTTAGAACATAGTCTGCAAGATTGATGATTGCAGTTTTTGAAAATGTGACTTTTGGCATTTTGAACACTCTTCTTTATTCGCTTTGTGGTTTGGATTGGATGGCGTATGCCGTCTAATAAATCAAACAGGGCATACACCACCACGACTACAGGACGTTTGCGTACTAAGACTTCAATGACCATGATTGAACGCCTTTGCTCTGATTAATAAAGCGGCTTACAAGACCACAAATGGCGCACCAGGCAATGACGTGCATACGAATGTCATCAGGTAAAACGGCTAAAATAGAATCAGGAATTGGAGTTACAGCAAAAAAAGCAATCAAGGTGAAAAACAAGTTACTTAACCATTTCCAACCAGTGCGCCAGTTGTGAACCAAGAAGCCATCATTTACAGAGCTGGCTACGCCCATGACGTACTCTTGGCGCACAGTCTGAAGATTGGATTCGCTCTGCTTCAGCTTGTGCTTAAGATCAAGAATCTGTTGGATTTGGTTGTTGTTGGTTTGGCCTTGTTCAATCAACAATGCATCTTTTTCGCTGAGCGTCAGCATTGACTGATCTAACCGACTTTCAAGGTTTGAGGCGTTTAGACGTAACTGTTGAATCTTGTCCGACTCGTTGGCATTTACAATCAACTGAAGGTCTTTTTGCCCAGTTTCATATCCATGCCGATAGTCAGCATTGCCACGCTTCTCAACTTGTTCTTGAACGCCTTGTTGAATACGGGTTTGAATCAATGAATGAGGAACTTTAGATTTTTTATAACTCATGATCAGATTCCTCAAAGTTCAAAATGAGGTGAGTCATATTCACCTTTTTCGCGGTAATTACCGTCATTGTCCCAATCCGCACCCCAGCGAATGGATACCCCTAGTTCTTTGGCCGCGGCTAACATGGCTTGAGCCATTTGGTCAAACTTAGATAAATCATTCCAGTCCACAGGGTAGGGAACCAAATCCACGGCTTTACCTGTGACATGTTTGCTGGAGAGAGGATTGTTCAGCCAGGTCACTTTGGCTGCTTTAGGTAGGGCATATTTTGCAGGTACACCTTTCGCTGTACATTGTGCAGCGGTACGGCCTTTACCATAGTTGATATAACATTGCTCTTTCGTGCGCACACCCTCAACGACCATGAAGTCCTGCGGGGTGATTTCAATGGCACGCTTCACAACTTTGATTAAATTGGCATCTACACCTTCAAGACGGCTCAAACTCAGTTTGGATAACACAAACTTCTTTTTTAACTTTTCAGACATTTAAATAAACTCTTATTTAACGTCCTGTAATTTTTGATGATTTTGCAATCAGTTCCTTGCGGAAATGCTTCCATAAAAAAACCACCCGAAGGTGGTTGGTGGAGAACAAAGAGGTACTTAACAAGCAAACATATCCAGTTGCCGACTTTGCTTCATTGTCGCTGATGGTTTATCAACTTGCTTCTTGCGTACTGAACGAATCCAGCGCGGAGTGACGTTATATTTTTTGGCAAGTTCACGTTGTACTTTGGTTGATGCACCAAGTTCCTCTAAATCTTGCTCAATACGCTTATCACGTAAAATTCCGATGTATCGATCAGACTTAGGGATATAAACAGGAAGTCCATTCCAATATTGGCATAACTTTCTTAAGTTGTTAAAGCCAAGAAGCTCAGCGAGCTCATGGCTTTCAGAAATGGATTTAAGAGGAGGGAAGTGATAGTCAAAACCGCCATAATGCTTAATCAGAATCATGGCAGTTCTATAGTCAGTCAGCTGAATGATCAGCCGAAGGTTGTCTGGTAGTTTGTCTAGGTACTCGTCTTGTTTCATTGTTGGCCCGCTTCGCTTTGTACTCCAATGCCGCAACTATACGCCACAGTTCATTTTCCGTACAAAATTCTAACGCGTCTTTTTGAAACATTTGTTTAGCAATGCCTTTTGCGTAGTTCCAATGCAGCTTATGCTCGGTCAAATGGGCCTCAATTTTTCCAATTAAAGCCTCCTTAGATAATTTCACTTTGGGCTTATTCCCAAAATTACGCTTAGAAAATCCCAACTGATCCAAATGCTGGATGACTTTTAACATGTCATCCATATCCATGTCTTTTGCAGAACGCTTACCAGTGACATGCTGAAGCATGTCACGGTAGGTATCCTCATCAAGGTTCAGCGCTTTTTTACCCATATGGATAGTGGCTAAACGATCATTACGTGAGGATTTTTTCATATAGGTTTCCCCATATGGTGGGTCGGCAAAATATTGGTATCTTGCTGTTCGACTTTAATATCGTGATACATAGCCTCTATGTATTGAAGAATTAAATCTTTAGCACTATCTAGATCATTTGCAGATGCAAGAAACCCAGCCACTGCTGTACCAGCAATACAAAATGCAAATTCGTCTGCATCGCGTTCGCTAACGTTCGCCATTTGAGAATGCATTGGTACAATCATATTATCAAAAATACCTTCGGCAATTTGTTTTGGTGAGCCTTGCAACACTTTTGTTTTGGGCTGTTTCATGCTGCCATCTCCGTTAGAAGTTCAATTGAATCGCTAACTTTGATCAAGTGATTAAGAGCAGCTTGTGGCGTGGTAAAAAATGGCAACTTATATTCGAATTTCTTATTTAAGTCGAAACGCTTATTGGCTTCACGTTTACCAAAAACTTTAATCCGTTCTGCTTTTTCCTTAGCTGAGTAGTATGATTTTTGATGGCTGGCTAAGAACTTAGATTCTTGATGTTCTTCAGGTTTAGTCACCCAAACACCTTTCACAGAGTCATTAACATAAATTCCGATAACTAATTTCATTTTATAACGCTCCATTTTTAGTGTGATGTCATAGCCATCACATAACAAATGAACTGATTTAAACTGGCTATTTAGTTGCTCAAGGATTAAGGTTTTTTGTTCCTTCGATAGTTTAGCCATGAATATTGCCCTCCAAACCACTAAATAATTCACGCATAAATTTAAGCGTGAGAGGTGCTTTATTTGGATTCACCTGAAGTTCTTCTTTAAACATCGCTTCAAGATCAGCCCAATGCTTGATGAGAACATTCCATTCATTGGAGACTTCTTGCATGACAATTAAATGGTCGCGTAGTTCTGGAGCTGCATCCAGTAAAGTGATGCAACGCTGTAAATCTGAAGGGTCATGCGGATGACACTTTGCATCACGCCCGCCTAATAGAGGGCCACCATTAATGATGGTCGCCAGCATACATTTACTGGATAAACCAATACGGCTGTTTACAAGCCAAAACATTGCTTTAGATAGGGTCTCTTGACTTAAATGACTCATGATACTTCTCCAAGGCTGATTACTATTTCAGGGGGGAATTTGTCTTTGTCTTCTATTAAAATCATTGTTTTTCCTAAATTTTGGCCAAAAAAATCCCGCCAAAAGGCGGGACCTTTTGTTTTTTAAATCAATTAAGTTGGAACAGGTTTAAACATTGGCAAAATCGAGCGAAATAGCCTGATATTTGCCTTCATGGTCACGCTCATAAAAGCGCACATAATTCTTACTATCTGTGACAGTGATACTTTCACTGATTGCATCCATTGCACGCAGCCACTTCTCATCCCGAATATCTAAACGACGCAAGGTGAGAACACGGCCAGTTGAAATTTTTCCTTCCTTATCCACTTGAAAGGCATCATTGATCAATACGCGAATATTGTCGTTAGAACCTGTAGCCCATTCTGAAATACATTCGTCAATTAAAGCCTTAGCCGCTTGAAGGCTTTCATCAAAACGAATACTTTCTTGGCTTTGGCGCACAATCTTGTACTTACCATCAAAGCTAAACAACGTTACATTGCCTTTATTACCACCAATTTGAACGCCATGCTGTTCAGCAGAAAGTTGGATAAATGCCGCAATGTCTTCAAAAGATAACTTTTTAAAAGCCAACATCTCTTGCTGTAAAACCTTCGCACCACCAATTAAACGCTCAACCAAATCGCTACGTTCAATATCCATCGCCTTGATCTGATCAACAGGAATCAAACGGCCTTTTGCATCAATGCGGTATCCTGCTGGAATTTCTGTTACTGCGTTCATAAATATCCCACTTTCTTAAAGTTATGTTTCGAGTCATTTTCGATTGCAATTTGGCAATCAATGCAAAGTTTTACGTTACCCAAAGCACGTCGCTGCTCTGGAATTTCATTACCGCAGTCTTCACATGCATGAGCGCTGGGCTGGTCAAAATTAGGACGATTGTTGAGAGTGTTAAAGATCAACTCGTCATTCTTGTCGTTTGCTAAATCGGCTAGATCTGCCATTACTACCTCTTAAGTGATTCTTTTTTTAACGCAAGCATGTGGACACTTTTGACATGCCCGCCAGTGGCGCATTTCTACTGGGTTTTGTGTTGGTGCTTCACGTTCATGAAAACCAACACAAGCCTCTGGGGTTATTACTTGGTCTAGGTGAGGGCAGTGAATACTGCCCAACACCCGCATAACAATCTTTTCTAGGCGGTCTGTACTGCCTACATATTTTCCCCGTAGTGCCAGTGACAAACTCGGTCGGGCATAGCCCAATTCATCTGCAACTTTTTGAATCGTGCCCAGCTGCTCAATACGGTTCTCTACAAGCTCAATCCATTTCGGTTTAGGTGTGTTGCAAGACATAAGTGAGTACTCCAATCAGAACAATATTGATTGCGAGAAGCAGTGAAATGACTTGCTTACTCCGTACCTGTGTTTCATTCAGCTCAAGTTCATTTTGTTCAGCTAAGCGCTTAAATTCATTACGTTCTGTAAACAGTCGAATTCTGTCCTGATGAATAAATTCATGTAGTTCTGGGTCAATCTGTGCTTTAAGATTCATCGTTCATTTCCTCTTGTTCATGTAATAAAGTGCCGTGCTTAATTTCTTCTTCGAGTTCAGGGCGCTCTGAATACATGACTGTATTGGTATTAGGGTCAAAGACTTGCTTAGCCCGTTGAATTTGTGGAGGGATTGGACCTGTATCCATTCCTGGTAAAAGCTGGTATTTCGCTTTGCGAACCGCGTGATGAGCTTCACGCGCAATTCTTAGGTAACCCGCATGGTGTAGAAAGCGTAAATAACTATCTGCTGTTTCAATTGAAACTTGCTGTACATCCGTACTTGAAATTGCAGCAAGTTCAGTTGCATTTACTGGTTGTTTGGTAATACGCAAGGTATTCCACATAGCCTTGTTCACAGTCGCGGTTTTTCCCAAAATATTGCCTTGACGATCAACAGAAGGGGCGTTGTAGCCATAATCCTCAACAAGCTTGAAATAGATCATTTCAATTTTCTTGCTCATGTTAGGAACTTGCTCTCTTCTGACCTCAGCAATAATTCCCGCCTTTCTTAGTCCAGTAATGAAATCACGAGTACTGTCATATTTCATCTGACCAAGTTCAGCGACTTGTTTGATAGTGAACTCTTCACGATGCTTACGAATAGCAGTCCACACACGTTGGCGTGGTGATTGGTAAGGTTGTCCTGCATTCATAACGTGATTTCCCAGTTCTTGAGTTAATGATAGTTTTGTACCAGCTTGCATGAATCAATTACCCTCAGAAGCTGCGTGGCTTAGGGCTTTCGCCAGTCACAAAGCCATCAAGTAAAAGTTCTTTCAGCACATGCTTAGTGATGTGAGGCGTACCCGCTTCTAACGCTTTTTCATTTAGCATTTCTAGGTTGGTGGATACACGTCGAGTCGATCCGCGCACCTGTCCCAGTAATTGCTCAAGTACGGGTTCATCAATCTGAAGCTGCGGTGCATAAATCGAAGCCAACAGCATCACGTCATTCAAATCAGCAGGAAGAGCAGGGACCCAGTTCAAAATACGTCCGTGAAAGCGTTCCCATTTCTCCAACTTACGTGCCAGCATTTCTTCACCAATAATCAAGAAAGTGCCTTGGCTGCCCTCATATAAATCACGGATGAGTTCAACTTTGTCGCCCTTCATAAGATGGTCAAATTCATCAATGATTAAAGGTCGTCCAGTCTTCGCCAGCTCACTGGTGGCAAGCTCCATCATTTCCGAAAGAGTTGCAGGATAAGGAATACTCATTTCCCGCAATAACGCCTGTAAAAAGGCTTTCTTTGTATAAGTACTTTTCACTTGCACATAAAATGCGTTGGTTTTAGTAGCCACATAGTTGGCTGCCGTAGACTTTCCGAATCCACTTGGTCCATAAAAAGCGGAAATGCCTGGCAATAATGGATTGCGGTCCATGGTACGTTTCACCGCTTCATAGCACTGTGAAATATTGCGAATCTGAGCGACTGCTGTGTTAGGAAAATTGACATCTGCATTCATTTGTATCACCATAAAATAATAAGTTGTTTGTAATTAGTCGGTATTGCAGTACCGACTAGCCTTGACGCTGAGCTAGATATACATTTAGTTCAGCGTCATCTTCTTCCAGTTGTTTAAACTTCTTTGAAAGCTGAAACATCGTCCAAAAGTTCTGATTTTCTTGTGATAGCTCTGCACCTCCCTTCATCTGCTTATCAAGTTCTATCCAGCGCTGTACTGGGCTTAAAGTATTCAATGACTCTGCTTTAGCGCTTGGCTCACTTGGTACATCTTTGAAATAAATAACTTCTTTCTCCTGTTTCACAGGCAAAGCATTCAGTTCAGCCATCAATTGCTGGTGTTTATTGGCATTAAAAGGAATCAAGTTTTGGTTCTCAATATGTTCAATCACACGTTGCGGATTTACTTCCTGTAAAACTTCATCTTGTTTCACAGCTAATCGACGCAAGCGACCATCAGCACGACGTTGACGCGCTTGTTCAATTTTGGTTTGCGGGAAGTAAGTGCGTTTGTTTGCATTCCATTTCGCATAACAAATCAAGCGACCATCTTCATCACGTACTGTAATTTGGTCAGCATTGTGGATGTCATAACCCACAAGTACTGTGTCACCGTGGTACTCAGCAAGATCTGGGCTAAAGTAACGGTTACTAAACAGCTGAATTTCGCCTCTCCGCACTTTGCATTCCTCATATGGGCGAAATAGATCTTCAGCGTCCCAATCTTCCACACGGTCTATTGGCGCACCCATTTCTAACGCCACATTCCATGCTTCTAATGGGCTTAAATGACGCTTTTTAAAAGTCACAGGGTCAGTAATGCGTTTTAAGGCACTATGCGGTTTATTGTTGTAGTCACGTACAACCTCATCAGCAAAAGCTAAAAAATCAGTCCAGCTAATTAAACTTTTTGAAACGCCAAACTTCTTAATTTCACTACGGGTTAGCTTGTGCATCTTATTACTAGCTTCAGCATCCATGTCTTTACCAATGTATGATGGTAATTTCTTGGCAGCTTTTACCCATAAAGTCTGGTGACTACGTTCTATCAGCCCTTTTGCTTGAGAGTTATAAGGCAGGGCATGGCTCATTTCTGTATTTAAACGAGCCATCACACCACGGCCTTTAGCCCCCATCATTTGGTTCTTATAGCCAGAGCCGTTATCGACATAAAAAATGGCAGGAATACCACATTCGCAGGCACTCATACGCACTGCATCCAGCACAGCCCAACCACTTTCAGCTAGATCTATCGACCATCCCACCATTCGACGTGTCGCCACATCCATAATGGCGGTAATCTCAGGACGGAAAGCCTTGCCGTGCATGGGATGTGCTACTTCAGCATCAAAACAGTGACCATCAGCGGTATACACATCCGTTGGTAGCAGTTGCTCAGTATCACGACGAATGAAAGGTTTTAAGTTTTTTAACTCGCGACTACCCATTCGCCCGCGTTGTGCTTCCACATTGCCCATTTTTTCATTAATGAAACGGTATGCTTGGTTGTAAGTAGGACAAGGCACATCGTCTTTTAGGTAGTTTGGAAGTAATTCCAACACTGCTGCCAACGTGGGTTTTTGTGGTTGTGCCCAAAGTTTAAGCAAATCTGTTGCCCAAGCAGGTACATTGGCCTGACGCGCTTTAGGTGCAAGCACACTGATGACATTAATCTTATGTTTTTCAGCATCTTCAACTGTTTTAATCCAGTCAAACACACTACGACGAGAAACAGTTCGATCTTCTCCAGCTTTGGCATTGGCTTTACTTACTGCATCTTGCATTTCTATAGGTAATAGAAGGGCATTGGCATCCGTGATGAACCTTTCGATTACGGGAGTTTTTTTAGCTCCTTGTTTAATCTGCTGTTGGATATAGCGCACAACGAACAAACGGTTTTCAGCAATATCACGTTGCCAATCCATAAGGTTATTTGGATTTTGAACATCAGTTGTAGTTACAATATTGGAATTGGTAACTACAGGTTCCGAAATAGTCGAAACGTTCTTTTTTAAATTTTTGAGAACTATTAGATCCATTAGTTCTTTAGTTAGTTCGTATTCTTTACGAAGCCCCCCTTTTCCGCGGCTTGGAAATTCTTTATACTTAAAATTGTTCCTAGCTAAGAACTTATCTAAGCCTTTTTGAGTTTTGGGTAAACCCTCTAACTCTAAAGCTAGTAGTTCAGCAACGCTGTAATGTGTTTTCATTAAGCACATTCCTTATTGCTGTAACGTGGGTATATACGTTTGTTATCAATTGTCCAACGGTCTGGAAATAGCTTGTGCAAAGGTTCTCCCAGAAATTTGGAGATAACAATCTCGCCCTTTTTACTTGGGTGATACAGTGCATTACGAACCGTCCTGTCAGACATGCCGTAATCCTTTGCAAGCTGAGTAACGCTTTTTCCGCGTCGCTTAATTTCAGCTTCAATACTGTATCTATCCCATTGTTCTGTGGGTTTTCTCTCTAAGCCCATATGAACTCCTTGCCTTTTTAGGCATTTTTTAAATCGTTAGACTAGGTGTTTACCTAATCTAAAAAGAACTATAAGTTCTTTATTTTAGACTGTCAACGGTTCTTTATTTATAAAAAGAACTTTTATTGATGGTTTTTATAATAATTTATACGTTTCAATTACTTATGTAGTTCTTTTTTATTCAAGGTTTTTTGTCATGAGTTCTATAAACGCTGAAAATAATTCAGAACTTGATAATCCTCTCAAAGAAAGAATCAAGGTGTTAATGACAGAACATGAATTAGCACACCCATATAGCTTTGCTACAAGAGTAGGTTTGTCGAAGGGAACCTTTACAGGTATATGGAGAGAAGGTAGACAGTCTCTACATCAAGGAACAATAAATAAAATATGCACAGTGACAGGAGCCGACCCTGAATGGCTTGCGACTGGTAAGGGTATTCCTTTTCCTGTTTATAACTATGATGAAATAATCACCCGTCAAATCGAAGAGGCTTGCCAACTTGATGATGAGGCTGTCAGTGTTGAACTTGATACAGCCCTACTAAAGCAGGCTTTTGATATATTAGAGGAAGCTTTGGAGGCGACTGGTCGTATAATGCAACCCAAAGGTGCGAGTCGTTTTGTGGCTACGGTATATGCTAGCTTAAAAGAAGACGAAGATATGGATACAGTGGTTCTGCAAGACTGTATTCTAACGGTGGAAGAAGCACTAAAGGCTACGCGACGGGTTATGTCGTCAAAGGCGAAAACTGATTTGATTCTAGCAGTTTACGAATTGTATAGTGGCAATGCTTTATACAAGGAAGCAATGACATCTACAATAAACCAGCTAATAAGGAGCGTGTCTTAGTATGCTAGAACCCAGTAACGATAAGAGCTTTGGATTGAATGATTTAACAGAAAAGGGTATTAAGCTAAGTACCAAAGCTTTGGAAGTATTTAAAGAAGAAGCACAGGATCAGAACGCATCAATACAGGTTAAGTTATTTGGAGACGAATTATTCACGCTCAAATTTAACCTGGAAGATATATATAATCCAGATAAAGCCTTCACACATTTAGTAGGGGCAACTGTAGAGGTACTGCTTAATCAAATTTCTCTCATTCAAACAGTGCAAAATAAAAACTAAAAAAATCACACACCCAGAGAAATACCCAAATTCAGTGCAAAATAAAGGGCAAATCAAGTTAATCCTGGTTTGCCCTTAAAAATTTTCTAAAACTATTGCTACCACAGGCTTTCATCTCACTTAGTCCCAGATTATCCCGCTATATCCCACATCATTGTCAGTGCAGAATCAATTAATAAGTCACAATTAAGTGGGACAACGCTATGTCACTAACTGATGTAATGTGTAAAAAAGCACAGCCTCAAGAAAAACAGTATCGTCTTTCTGATATTAATGGTCTCTCTTTGCGAATCGATCCGAATGGGAAAAAATACTGGTCTATTCGATATACAGAAAATGGGCAAAGGAAGTCAAAAGCATTAGGTATATATCCCGAGCTGAGCCTGAAATGCGCAAGAGAGATAGCTCTTGATCTAAAGTATAAACTCAAAAATACGGTCGAGGCGGAAGTGATACAGCCTCATTTTCAAGTGGTTGCAGAAGATTGGTTTAATAATCAAAAAGAAACATGGTCACCTAAACATATTAGCAATGTTCGAGCTTCTTTGGATGAGCTTTACATTGCTCTTGCTAACAAGCCTATTAACCAAATTCAAGCACCTGAGATTTTGCAGATCATCAAAAAGATTGAAGCAAGAGGCTCACTTGAGGTAGCCAAACGTACGTTATCTCGTTGTGGAATGGTTATGAAATATGCCATTGCACACGGCTATCGCTACGATAATCCTGCTGGCGATTTGGTTTATGCCCTTAAGAATAAAAGGATTAAAAACTTAGCCTCTTTAGCTGCTGCTGAAATGCCTGAGTTTCTCAGACGTATTAAGGCTTATCCTGCTGATGCTCAAACACACCATGCCATTGTCCTGATTATGCTTACAGGCGTTCGGGTCAGTGAGTTACTGCAAGCACGCTGGGACGAGTTTGATTTGGAAGGCCGTAAGTGGGATATTCCTGAAGACCGCATGAAGAACCGATTGCCACATCGTGTGCCATTGACGGACAGAATGATTGCAGAGCTTCATGCATTAAGACTTACTCACAATCAGGAACTGCTATTTCCACATCGTTTAAATAATAAAGAACCTATGCGTAGTGAATCGATCTTAGCTGTAATTAAGCGGTCAGGCTATGCAGGTCGAATGACAACACATGGTTTTAGATCGTTATTTAGTACGGTCCTCAATGAGTCAAACCTATTTAATCCTGATGCGATTGAACGTCAGCTTGCTCATGTTCCTCAAAATAGAATTCGTTCAGCCTATAACCGTGCACAGTACTGGGATGAGCGTGTAAAAATCATGGAGTGGTATGGGGAGCAAGTGAGAAGATGGATGAGTTGTTCTGAGTTTTAACCTTTTAAAGAGTTATTTTTTGTACCGATATACACTCTTTTCTGAATTAAAATGAGTATTTTTTATCTTTAATTCATTTTTTTAACAAAATAATA